AAACAAGACTCAAGCTGATTTGGCTAATCAAGCAGTTCAAAATGAAATCAACAAAATACTTGCTATTAAGAATCTCAACCTAAGCCTTGATAAGCAGATTGAGATGTTGCAAGCTAAACAAATCAAGGGTGAGTCTGAACGTGCTAAGGCAATGCTTGACATCCAACAAAAGGAGGCTTTGGCCAAGGCTGAGCAACAACTCAAGGAAGCTAAACAACTTGGTAATCCAGAGGCTGTAACTAAGGCATTAACATTGATACAGTTAATTAAGACTGACTTCAAACGGCAGGAGCTTGAGATAACTAACAAAGGCAACGCTGCTGTAGCTAAGTCAAACACATCTGCTATTACTAAAAGCACTCAAGAGACTAAGACTAATGAGGCAAGGAAGTTAGAAAAAATGCGTAAGGATGGTGCAAATGTGATAGCTCAAATGGAGCTGGACAGAGCATCAGAGGAAGAGATAGAGGCAGAAAGACTTAAGCAACTTGATGCTGAGTTAGCTTATGTCAAAACTCATAGAGCTAAATTATACAAGGATGCAGCAGATCAGGATGCAGCCATCCTAAAATTAGGAAATGATAGAAAGAAAATTGTTGATAAAGCCTTAGCAGAGCAGGAGAAAGAGGATAACGCCAATGCCCTTGCCAAACTTGAGCGTGCTGTATTGAATGCAAAGGAGGAAGGTAATGCTGTACTGTTAGCTCAAAAAGATTTATTGACTGAGCAGAGCAGACAAAAGATGCTATCCTTAGAGGTAGGGTCTGATGCGGCTCTACTCCTTGCAGATGAAACTAAGAAAGGACTGGATGCTATTGATCAGCAGATTGTCATTAGTGATGCTGAGAAGAACCTTAAGATACTTGCAGCGGCACAATTAGTACAAGAGACTAAGCTATCTAATGCGGCCTTTGAACTTGAGAGATTTAAAGGTACAACAGACCAACAGATTGCACAACAGGAAGCCTTCCTCACAACTACCTTAGCTACATTGGATAGTCAAAGGATAGCTGAGCTGGCAGCACTTAACCTATCAGAGGAAGAGAAGGCAGCTATCAAGCAGAAGTATGATCAAGCTGAGATAGTTGCTACAGAGGCTAAGACAGCCAAGATAGAAGAGATTGAGAAGGCTGCAAATGATAAGCTAATAGCATCAATTAATGAAGGCTTTGAGACTGCAAAAGAGGCAGGTGCAGCTATCAGTTCATTGCAACAAATCAACACAGATAGAAAGCTCAAGAACGTAGAGAAAGGTAGTAAGGAAGAGGAAAAGATACTTAAGCAACAATTTGCTCAACAGAAAGCAATGCAGTTAGCAATGGCCGCAATCAATGGTGCTCAAGCCATCCTTGCAATCTTGACTGTTCCTGACTTCACACTTGGCATTGCATCTGGTATAAGGATAGCGGCATCAGTAGCGGCAACAGCAGCAAGTATCTCAGCTATTGCAAGTACATCCTTTGAAGGAGGCGGTCAAGCACCAGGTGACCCAGGCCTTCCAGATGTATCAGGTATAACAGCAACCAGTATGGCAACACCATCAGCCTCATTGTTTGGTAGTAACAACAACTTGAACAACGTAGGTGCACCACAGGATGGCCAAGGAGGTCAGAGTATCACAGTCAATGCTATAGTAAGTGAGACTCAAGTAACAGATGTACAGAATAGAATAAACAGAATACAACGTAACGCAGAATTATGACAAGTTATCAAGCACTAATCAACCACATTGAGGCCTTCTATAATGACCATCTACAGGTTAAGAAGGTAGGCTCAGACTTCACAGAGCAATTACCTAACTTTGCTACCAAGGATGAGAGATATCCTTTGGTGTTCATAGCTCCAGTCTTTGCATCTCCGACCACAAACACCAACACGATCAGCTTAGAGATATACTGCTTTGACATTATACAAAAGGATAGAGCTAACATCACAGTGATACTGTCTGACTGTCATCAGATATTGGTTGACCTGGTCAATCAGTTCACATTCAGTGATGACTACTCCTTTGATATCATAGGCTTACCATCGCTCACACCTATGAACAACCAACTACTTGACTATGCTGCTGGCTGGATGATGAGTTTAGATGTTGACATGAGTAACTGGACTGATTGCCAGGTACCACTTCTAACAAATTTGCCAACGTAGTACAATATAGGTATGGCAAGCAGACAAAAGATATCACAGATGACTCCGAAAGGGGCTAATCTTGACTTCACAGATTTACTTGAGGTAAGTGTTTTGAGTGGCTTTGGATACAACACCTACTCTATCACAGGCCTTGAGTTGATGAGAGCTGCTGCATCATTGAGTAACTTGTACACTCAGACAGCATCAAGCACACCTGTCACCAACACAACTACTGAGACCTCCCTCCTTGATGGCGGCTTAGGTAGTTTAAGTATCCCTGCTGATGGGTTCAATATAGGTGATAGCTTCCATGCTATACTAACAGGTCATATCTCATCTGTCAACAACCATACCTTGACTATAAGGATAAAGTCTGGCAGTGTTATATTTGCAACAACAGGAGCAATCACAATGGCAGGAACAACTGGTAAGCATTGGAAGCTGGAAGTATTTTTTACTGTGAGGACTATAGGAGCAGCGGGTGTAGCATCCATAGCTACAGGAGGTGCTTTCATGTACACAAAGAATGCATCTACTAACTTTGAAGGGATTAACTTTAGTACTGAGAACACTACTACCTTTGATACAACCATAAGCAACACACTATCAATCACAGCTCAGTGGGATACTGCCAACGCTGGAGACTCTATATACTCAGAAATATTTACACTTAATAAAACTTATTAACAATGCAAACAGATAACGACATACTAATTGCAAATCAAGGAACATTTATCCTTAATAACACAGTTGCAAAAACAGTAACTATCAATGCTATAGTAGCACTTGAGGATACTGTATTCAGTGCTATCAGAATAGCAGGAACAGATGTGAAAGCAACTTACATTGCTGCACCATCAACAGCTGTGAAGGCAGGTACTATCATACGTGCTACTAATGCTCAACAGTTTAGTGGTGTTACTTTAACAAGTGGATCAGTAATTTTAGTACTATGATAAGTGCATTAAATTTTAGGATTGGTGGTGGTGGTGCGGCTCCCACACCTGCGCCAGTTGGTGCTACGTTAATGAAAACAGGACAAACTACTTCTTACCGTACAGGTGATGATGGTGATATTGAGGCTGGTAGAGCGACATCATTTACAGTACTTGCAAGCAACAATCCATTTGGTAACACGAATAGATTTACAGATACTGCAGGCGGTCAAACATACACCAACAGAATTAGAATAGATTGGAGTACATACGATGGAACAAACGTTTTAGGGTATTACCAATTAGCATCACCTCTTTTACAAACGTGGGCGCAAGCAATAGATTGGGGCTTAGCTCTTTCAATAAGTCCTTTTACAAGTGGGTGGAGGCTTCCTAATGTTAATGAGGTGATGTACTTAATGAACTGGAGTTTGAGTGCTAATGTTAATTATTCACCTTTTTCAATAGCGACATTAAGCCACTGGACAAGCACTACAAACAATAATGATACATTGAGTGCGCTTATAGTTTTAAGTAATTCAACTAACTCTATTCTAAATTACAGTAAATTATTAACACGTAATACTTTTTTAGCTACACGAACATTCACAGTAACAGGAACAACATTAACTTAATAAATAAAAAAAATGGCAACTTATAAATTTCCACAGTTCAACGTTGAAATAGTTAACCCTACGGTTACTGTATTAACTGTAACAGATAACATCATTGAAAGAGTATGCTCAGCAAGTGTATTACTTGCTACTGCATCTACAAATTTTGGTATTGAGTTTACTGGTTACACTTACACAACTGATTGGAATGACCAAGAAATAATTGATTGGGTAAACAACGTAGAGCTTCCAAAATACGAAGTGAAGTAATCAATGGCAAGATACGCTAACACTGGAGAGTTTAATGTCCTTTATCCTACCAGGAGAAGGATGGCTACGATATTGAAACGTATTATCAGAAATGATGTTGTTGATGGTGAAGGCACATTGGTTGAGTCTATCAGAATCAATGCTAAGATTACAGGCTTTGAGAAGCTTGAGATACAAATCATTGCTATGTACTACTTCATATTTCTTAACAACGGTGCATACTTATGGAACAATGGTATAATTACACCTCGTGACTATGTTGCACAGTTCACAGATGAGCTGAATGCAGCAGGTATCACAGCTGAGATATACTCACAGTACACTGAGTGGTTAACAAAAAGATTTCCTATCCTACAAGTAGCAGAAGTACTTGAAAAAAACCAAAGAATCACTTATACTTTCTACGCTATAGACCCACCTGCTGGCTTCCAACCAGGCGTTGCATTAGACGTTTAGTTCCTTCTTCATACCTAACATATTAAAGGTCATGATTAGTGATAGATTAGTCACTTCATTGAACTTAGTTAAGTCCTCATTGCATAGGCTGTAGATTAGTCTCTCCCAACCCCACTTTTTCTCACTCTTTTTCAAAGCTATCTCCTTTGCCTCATCAGATGTAACTGGCACCTCATCCTCATCCTCCTCACTACCATCCTCATCTGTGAACAGATTAGCATACGTAGTCATGAATGAGTCTCTGTAAGCAAGATACTCTGGCAGGATACCATAGATATCATTGATACACACCTCATCAAAGATACTGCATCTTAGACTTGGCTTAAACTCATACGGTTCAAACACTGTCTCTCCCCAGTCATTGGTCATCACCTTCCGATATATGATAGATGCAATGTGGCCAACGTGCTGATTATAGTCTTTGGAGAAGTAGTGCTCAAGGTCAATGAACTCACCTACAGTAAGGGTGTTCAATGGCTTATAATGATACTCACCAATCACGTGCTTATAGTTCTTGGATGGCTCAGAGTTTATGAAGGTGATCTTAGCCAGCATCTCACTGACTTCACTTATGTCAAGGTCTTCTAAGTCATCGGATGGGATATCAGCCAGGGCAGAAAGTATCTCTATCTCCCTGGTGAACACCTCTTGTATAGAATACAGCTCTCTAATCTCTTTGAACTGTAATACATCTATCTCACTCCACGACTTCGGTAGGTACATCCTTAGGCATTTGTTTAGCTAACTTCTGACCTACCTCAACTAAGTAAGGAACGGCAATCTCTGCCTTGAGCTCTCTAATTATCTTTGCTTTGAGCTTGATGTGTGCATCTGCATAGTGCTCAGCCTTTGTCAAGTCAGTACGTTTGAACAGGATAGCCAGCATCTCTGAGATGTATCCCTTATGTCTTGAGTGCATAACCTTGTCAATGTGCTTTGTATCCCTAACAGATAGCTTGAATGTCTCATCAAAGGCGGTGTAAGTGTAGTTCATGTGCTCAAAGGACGGTTGTAGCTCTGGCTTACCACTAAGATTGTTGAACTGCTTAACATATTCTTTGAACTCCTCAATAGATACATCATCCCAATCTGCCTCCGGCACTCCTAACAAAGTGAACACGTCAATGTGTTTCTCAATAGCATCCAGCTCTTGATTAGCATGGATTGTTGTGATGTCCTCGAACTGTTGCACCGTCAACTCATTCAGTTGGTTGGGTACTTCTCTACCTAAAATTGTTACCATAAATATAATTTTTAACAAATATAATACTTTTTACAATATAGGCATGGACAGACCAGTATACAAGATCACTATTGATGAGGCTTACTCAGATGGGGAGGACTTAGGTATGGAGATGATTGCCTTCACAAACAAGCCTGCTATTAAGGTGAAAGGTATGGCATTCAATTCTCATGTTGCTCCTATGACATTCAGTGACTCAGTCAAGATGCGTATTGTTGCACCTGCCATGATACCTATGAACATCTATAGACAAGATGAGGACGGTGAAGAGTATGATGTTCAATTTACTGCTGAGGTGATTGAGCAGATACATAGCAAGTTCATGCTTAACCTTAGCAATAAGAACATCTTTAACCTTGAGCATGATCAAGATGAGAAAGTGCCTGCATACATCCTTGAGGCATGGATAGTAGACAGCCCAGAGACTGACAAAGCATTCACAACATACGGCATTGAGGTACCTAAAGGCACTCTAATGTTGACAAGCCAAGTAACTGACAGAGAATACTATGATGCACTGGTTGAGTCTGGTCAAGTAGGTTACTCTATTGAGGGATTCTTAGGCATGAAATTATCGGAACAATTAAAATTAAATACAATGAAGTTACCAGATGGAGAACACATGATTGAGGATAAAATCTACGTTGTTAAAGACGGAGAAATTATCGAGATCAAAGAAATGCCTACAGAGATGGAAGCAGAAATGGCTGCTGACCCAGTAGCAGAAGAGGAAGCTGAAGTTGCAGCAGAGAACCCAGAAGCAGAGGCTGAGGATGCTGAGGCTGATGCACCAGTACAAGAGGAGATGGCTATTGACCCAGCGGTTGATACAGAAGCTATCCTTGCTATCGTAGCACCAATGCTTGAGGAGCACATGAATGCAGTTATCAGAATGATTGCTGACTTAAAGAACCAACTTGAGGAGAGTCTTGCTGTTGAGACAGAAACAGAAACAGAGAGTGTGGAGTTGACTTCACATGAGAAATTTAAAGAATTTGTAAAATTTTCAAAAACCAAATAACATGAACCGTAATCTTAAATTCAATTTAGATATTGAAACAAACGCACTTTTAGCTGCGAACCCAGAGGAGTTTTATTCAAAGGCTTATTTATCAAGCCCTGACATTCCTAACAACTTCCGTACTTTACCAGGTGTAAAGTCAAAAACTAAATTGGCTAATGTAGTATTTGGTCAAGTGTTGCAAGCATACAACTGTGCTTTCTCACCAAGTACTGACCAATTAGATGCTATTGACATTGATGTATGTTCATTGTCTGCAATGGCTGAGCTTTGTCAGTTTGATTTAGAGCAGTCTTTCTTAGCTTTGCAAATGACAAAAGGGTCTAATGGTGATTTTACTGTTGCATCTTTCATGGCATACTACTGGAATGAGATGGCTTTGACTATTGGTCAAGACATTGAGGTGTTGAGATGGCAAGGTAATGATGCATCTCTTGATCCATTATTGTCTTTGTGTACTGGATACTTATTCAAGATGTTCTATGATACAGATGTTATAGGTTTATATGATGGAGCTATCACTACATCTAATGTATTGACTCAATTAGAGGCTATGCTTAATGCTGCACCTGCATCTATAGTAAGACGTAAAGCTGACTTAAGATTTTATGTTTCAACAAACGTAGCTAACGCATATGAGTTGAAAGCAGCATCTGGTAACACTCAGACATTCGTTACTTTACCATTAGGATTAACTTTCTTAGGTATCAATGTAGTGACTTGTGAAGGTATGCCAGATAACACTATGGTGTTGACATTGAAAAATAATCTTATATACAGTTTTGATGCTGAAGGAGACTCTAAAGCATTGAAAGCTATCAACTTAACTGACACAGTTGCTGAGCCTGTATTGAGAACTCGTGCCAACATGAAGGTAGGTTTCCATTACACCAACCCTACTGAGATTGTTTTGTATAACGCATTCTACATCTAAATATAAAGGGAGGTAGTAAGTGCCTCCCTATTTTTAATCTTTAAAAAATATACCTATGAGCTGTGAAGCATTAATTGCCATCGAAAAAAGCTGTGATAACAACAGTGGTGGTATCAAAAGAATTTATATCAATCTACAGGATAACGTAGACATGGATACATTATCAACAATTAGCCCTGTTGTTAACCCGGGTGATGCATACACTATTGATGCACTTGACTTAGTAGTTGCAGCTGATCCATTCACTGAGTTTGAGTTCAGACGCAATACATCTGGATACACAGAGGAGAGCAATATTGACTTAATCAATGGCTCAAGTTTTGTTACTCAGACTATCAACCTAATGTTCCACAGAAGAGAGGCAGCTAAGTCTAACGCAATCAAGGTACTTGGTTCTGGGCAGCAGTACTTATCTGCAATAGTTGAGGATCAGAACGGCATCCTTTGGTTCTTCCCTTACTTGCAGTTGACTGCATCTGGTGAAGGCTCAGGAACAGCTCGTGCAGATGGCTCTAAGTACAGTGTTACACTGCTTGCGGAGAATGACCAGTTAGCTTATGCAATGACTTCTGCTGTGTTGACTAGTTTACTATAACCCTATCATATCTATAAACAGCCTCACTACTTAGTGGGGCTTTTTTTTAACAATTATT